GTTGTACATGAGTGCTTCCAGTTCTGGAATGCTGACCACAGGCGTGAATACCTGTGTGGGACCACGACCTTGCAGGCTATCCAAGGCAGTTTGGCGTAATAAGTTGCTGGTAAAGATATGACGCACAGTATCGCTGGCTTCCTTGAAATCTGCGGCATCCTTGGTCAAGCTGATCTCTTCTGGAACCCAGAAGAACCCTCGGGCTTCTTGTTCAAACTTGACAACCTTGTTGTATTTGACTTCTTCAAAGCGTTGTATGGTCACTGGACCTGCAGGATCCAAAAACATCTTGCGGTTGAGATAGTCGGTTCGTGTGTGTAAATTGTATTGTGCTTGGCTCATAGTTTTCTCTTTGTTGTTATAATTTGCATGCTAGACAGTCTTCCTCTAAAAGGTCGCTGTCGGGTTCTTGTGTGTGTAACACTTGTGGTGCATCGTCTTGACCTTTTGATCCTTGTTTGTTGATCAAGCTGTAATAGAAAGTTTTCAACCCCCAACGATGTGCCTGCATGAGGTTGGTGGCGATCAAGGTAGTGGGTACCTTGCGATCAGCAAAGTGCGCAGGATTGTAGAATGTGTTGGTTGAGATACTTTGGTCCACATAGGCAGCAATCACGGCCGCTGTCTTTAAATAATTTGCACAATCTCGTTGTTCCCACATTAGTTGATATCGGTTCTTCAACTTGTTGTACTCTGGAGCCACTTGGATCAAACTTCCTGCTTTTGATTCCTTGACTGTGATCAAGCTCATGGGCATTTCAATGCCATTGGTTGAGTTGATCACAACCGATGACGACTCCACCGGAGCCACTGCCATGAGTGTGGCATTGCGTACACCATGGATCTTCATCTTTTCACGCAGTGATTCCCAATCAAGTTCTGGTTTAAAGTTGGCCAGTTCGTTAACAGCCCGGGCGCGACGCTCCCAAGGAAACTGACCTTGACCATAACGTGTAAGGCCACTGTGACTGCATGGTCCACGTTCTTTGGCCAATTCAACAGTGGCTTCTGTCAAGTAGTAGGCTTGATGTTCCATCCACGACTTGACTTCTTGCAAGGCATCTTTCTCACCATACAGCAAGCCACGTTTTGCGTGCCAGTAGGCAAGATTAGTGATGCCAATGCCCAAGGGTTGTATCTCTTGATTGCTCAGCATGCTCTGGATGCTCAGATAGTCTTGATAGTCCAGTATATTACATAGACTGCGCTGCAGTATGCGGCAAGCCCGACGCATGTCTTCAGGATTGCGGAACGCACCCCAGTTGATGGATCCCAGCGTGCATAAAGCGATACGGCCAGCATCGTCATCCAAGCGGCGAAAGGGCTTAGTAGGTAATAAAATTTCACAGCATAAATTTGACTGATAGATGGTATGATACTCAGGATCAAAGGGTCCTTGGTCTATGACATTGTCAATGAATACCAAATAGATACGTCCGGTGTCGGTTCTCTCCTTGAGTATGCCACCTTTGAAGACTTCCTCGGCACTGATGACCTTTTTGCGCAGGTCTTTTCTTTTTTCATACTTGACATACAACTCTTCAAATTGTGCTGTGTCTTTGTAAAATGCTTCATACAGGTCTGGCACTTCGTTAGGATCAAAGAACGTAATCGATTCCTTGTTCTTAAAACGCCGCCAAAAGAACGATGACAATACCACTCCGTAATCCATGTGTCGGACTCGTGTTTCTTCAGTGCCTTGATTGTTCTTGAGCACAATGAGATCATCAAACTGATAATGCCAGATAGGATAGAACACAGTAGCACTTGCATTACGGATACCTCCTTGACTGCATGAGCGTAAATCTCCAAACCATTTCTTTAGAAACGGAATCATGCCGGTGTGCATGACTTCACCACCACGAATGGCGGCACCTAGTGGGCGCAGACGACCGACTTCCAGACCAATGCCGGCTCGCTTGGCCGCATACTTGGCCATCATTTCGCCACTAGCAAATATACTGTCCAAATCGTCGTCGGCGCGAATAAGTACACAACTCGAAAACTGTTTGGTGGGAGTACCCAGACCAGCCAGTACAGGTGTAGCCAGAGTAAAAAGGCCATCACTAGCACAATTATAATATTCTTTGATGTAACGCATTCTGGCAGAGTTGGGTTCTTCTCGATGGAACACAGTAGCCGCTGCCACCATGTATCTAACTTGTGGGGTTTCATATATCTCCTTGGTGGCACGATTGCGTACCAGATATTTTTCAATCAACTGTTCAATGGCCGCATATGAATACTGTTCGTCTTTTTCATGATCGATCATGTCGTTCATGCGATTCCAGTCTTCTTCGGTATACCACTCAAGCAATTCGGCGGTATAAAGACCAGTGGCCACATTTTTTTTCACTATGTCATACAAAGGTGGAGGAGTATAACTACCATACACATCTTTTCTCAACATGCTGAGTCGCTGTTTTCCAGCCACAAACTGATAGTTGGTGTGGCCCACATCTGGATTGGCTTCTACATCAATCAAGTCCACAGTGGCACGCAAGGTGATACCATCAATCTCTTGTGTGGTAATACCATCATAAAAATGCAACTGTGCTTTGATTTCTATCATGCTCTGACTCACGTCAGCGATACCTTGGCAGACCTTGGCAACCTGTGCCTGCCACTTGTCAATCTGTAGTGGCTCTTTGTGTCCGCTTCTTTTTACAACTGTAATCTGCGTCATTTTCTCTCGTTCTAAATTGTTTTACTGCTATGCTATTTGGTGTTGCTGGTATTGCCGTTTGATCGTTGTTGCTTGGATGGTATTTACTACTGTGTCAGCGGACCAATTAAGTATATATTTTTCTTTGGCTACCTGGACTAAATTCATGTCATCTTGGGTCAAAACCAATTCAGCCGGGGCCAAATCTGCACGGTCCAACAAAGTTATAGTATACAGGATTCCCAAGCCTCTTGCAAGCTCACAATAGATGTTATCACTCAAAAGTTGCCAGGGATCTGGCCAGGTTGCTTGATCATCCCAATGCAAGTAGTAAGGGCGCCAGGGAGCACGAAACCACCAGGCATTGATGTGTTCAAGAGCGGTCTGGACAGGGAGATTTTGACATTGATCACGCAGGAGGTTCCAGCTCTCTAGCCGGGCGGCGAATGAAGCAGGCCAGATCAAGCTAGGTACGTGATACTGTAGGTCATTGTGGCATTGGTGCCAGCGTTGGTAGCAGAGTAGGTCAAGCTGACTGTATCACCTGCTTGATCAACTGTCAAAGTAATACCGGTATTGTTGTTTTCTACATAGTCGTCGCTGGTGCTGATGCCTAAACTGGAATCACCTATGTCAGATGCTACCATGATGATACCAGTACGGTATGAAAAATTCCGCACAATGGTATAATTTACGCTGAATGCACGAATGTTTGTGGCATCAAGCTCAAATACTGTGCCTGTGTCATTGTCGGTCAATGTGGCCAACTGACCACTTTCGCGTGTGTATGTGCCCATGGCCAACTGGCTGCCATTGGTGGTGGCTATACTGACAGTGTTGTTGAGATTGATTCTGGGATAGGTCGTGGCAAATGTGTCAGTTCTTTGGAACAAATCACTGATGCTGATGTTGTTGTTGCTTTGTATGCTAATGATACTGGTAGCTGGAGTGCCGGTGCTTCCTGTAAAATGATTGCCCACATCATAAAAAATGTTATGACCGCTGGCATTGATAGCCAACACAAGATTGCTGCCAAATATGATGCCCTCGGCGTAGATGTTGTCAAACATGTTGCCCACTATGCGAGTACCAGTGGGTCCACCGTTGGTCACTGCGGCGCTGCCCAACACGATACCTCGATACAAGGTATCAAACAACGATGTTGTGATGGTCACAGCCTTGGTTTGTTGGTTGGTGTTTACACCCCAGACTAACCCACTGAACACGCAACCATCAAAGGTGATCTGTTCACAGACCAAGGTACTGGTGCTGGCAAAGCTCACACCAATACTTCCATTTGCATCTGAATCCAAGTCGGCTATGGTTGATGTACCACGGAATCCTACGTTTTGAAAACGACAGTTAGTGGCATCTTGTACCAGGAACACATCTTGTTCTGGATCTGAGTGTGTGAATCCCATGTTGGTTATGGTGATGTATTCAGGAGGAGTTGCTCCAGCATCTCCAATGTTTACACCTATGTTTTGTAAACTGTCTGCGGTGCGTGCCACGTAGTCAGCCACGCCATCGTCCATGGTTATCACAGAATTGTCACTACCTTCGCCATACAAGGTGGCATATGGAGGAATCTTGATAGCACTGGTCACACGATATACTCCGGCTGGGAAGAACAGGCTACGACGTATTTGTGGATTGACTTCTCTGCAAAACAGCTGATACAAGGCGCGATTAATGGCCGCAGTATCGTCGGTGACTCCATCCCCAGTGGCGCCAAAATCTTTGACCGTGGCAAACTGATCCAGCCATGACTGCAAACTCTGTGTGACAGGTGTGCCAGCAGTGGGTCCTGTTTGTACCGTGTAACCGGCTGCTTCACCTTTGTAGGTATAGGTATTGGTAAAATTCAGAATGTCCGAAAATTCTGTCAGTATCTCGGTATTACCAATTACAGGGGCACCTTCTTCCAAGGTGCCATTGCCGATGTACAATTGCCTAGTATCAACACTCCAGCCCAGTTCTGCACCAGCTAATTGTGGTAGGTTTTCTTGTAAACCTTTTCGGTTTGTTATCTGTGATATTTGTACAATGGCCACTTGAGTTGTCCTTGAATTCTATCCAGTATTTAGCTGTTTAGGTCAGCAGGTAATATTGCTCAAGTCTGCGCCACCAAGCGTCAGCCCAGTGATCAAAATCCGCGGGTTCCAACACAAATTCCTGATATTCTGGTCTTTGCAACGGACGACCTTGTGCGTCCACAGGTGGTTTAACACACATCAGTACCACGCCTTTGCGTATGTTTGTACCGTAAACTTCGTTGTGTGCCAAGGCATAAGCTGCTAGTTGTAGAAAATAGTCTTCGATCCACTCTCTGCGCTTGGGTTTGTTGGTCTGTTTGTAATCCAGGATGCTTTCTTCGTTCATGTGTATGCCTGCTCCATCGCTGGTACCTGCATACAGTTTGGGGAAATACAAAGGTATTTCCACTCCCCAAAATTCCTGCACATTTTTCAAGCCGTCGTCGATCACAGTTTGTGCCATGGCATGGCTGGCCCAGCCAAAGGGATTTGAACCTTGTTCTCGTAGCTCGCCGGTTTTGACATAATGCTCTAGATAGGTGTGCATTCTAGTGCCGCGATTGGCAGCTTCTGTAGTAATGGCCTGTGCCTGTGCATGGCCCACACGATTACGCCATTCTTGCAAGGCCTGCTTTTTTTCTTCGGGCTTGGTTTTTTCCAGCACAGTGGTCACGCTGGGCAACTTACCACCCGGAGTATCATAAAGCCTGCGGCCGTCTTCAGTGACCCGGTTCAAGGGTTGATAATCAAATTTAGGATTGTACAAATTAAACTCGGAAACTTTCCCCGCAACCACAGCGGTCTTTTTCTACGGGGTTGCGGAATTCAAAGCCTTCGTTGAGTCCTTGACGCACATAATCTATTTCTACATCCTGGAGATAGGTCATGCTCTTGGGATCTACCGCTATGACAAAATCTTTCATGTCAAAGGCCATGTCTTCGCTGTTGACTTGATCGATGTATTCCAGCACATAGGCCAAGCCGCTGCAACCTGTGGTTCTCACCCCAAGACGTATGCCCAAGCCGCGACCCCTGCGTTGTAGATTTTCTACTATTTTGCGTGTAGCGGTATCAGTGGCTTGTATCATCTAGATGTTTTCTCTTGTAATCTTCTATGGCAGCCTTAATAGCATCTTCCGCAAGGATTGAACAGTGGATTTTAACCGGCGGTAAGGCAAGCTCTTCTGCAATCTGTGTGTTCTTAATCTCTCCTGCTTGCTCCAGAGTTTTACCCTTGACCCATTCCGTGAGCAACGAACTCGACGCAATAGCCGAGCCACAACCGTAAGTCTTGAATTTCGCATCTTGTATGATTCCATCTTGCACTCTTATCTGCAGTTTCATTACGTCACCGCAGGCCGGAGCACCAACCATGCCAGTGCCCACATTGACGTCACCCACATCCATCTTGCCCACGTTGCGTGGGTTTTCGTAGTGATCGATTACTTTTTCAGAATAGGCCATTTGACACTCCTTGAGTTATTGTAACACACGCTATGAGTATTTACAACTGATTTTGGTTATTGGCGGCGCTTCATTGCGGCCTTGGCATTGCTATCTACCACGGCCCGTGCCTGATCTACCGTCATACCTGTGACCTCTTCGGTATTGCCTTTGAATCTGACCACACCAGAATTGGGCTCCAGAGGTTCTAGTACATTTTTAAGTGGGTCTTTTGAAATAAGTTCTGCCAGGCTGTCTGGAGTTATTGAGATATCAAGACTTCTGGCAGCTTCAATAAAAGCATCTTGGCTGATTTGTGCCTGTGCATTTTCATCTTGGGCACGATCTTTGAGAAAGGTGGCCAGGGCCAGGAGCTTGACTGGATCGTTGACGCTTTTGTCTAGAGCAAACTCACGGATCAACATTATCTGCGAGCACGACCCAGAGTAGAAGCAGGTTCTGTGCCAGGTTCTTCAATGTCTACATCAGTGACATCAATTTCTTCTTCGCCGGGTACAGGTAACTCAGCAGGCATTTCGCTGCCGAGTCCTGCATCTGCGGCACCCATGTCGGCACCGGGTACTATAGGAGCTTGGCCAGTGACCACGCCCAATGCCTGTTCCAACTGTGTCTTGGCACCTTGCAAGTTCTGCAACAAGCCTGCCAATGCTGCTGTGGCATCGGTGTTGAACTGCATGGCTTGATCCACGCCAACTTCATTCTTGATCTGGTCTACCAAGGCTGGTAGATCCTTGAACTGCATGGCACTGATCTGTTCACTCATTTTTTGCACTTGGTCAACCATGTCTTGGCTGGCCAGCACCACTTGTGCCTGTTGAACTTCGCTGGCTTCTTTGAGACGTTGTTTCAATGAGCGACGTGTTTCCAACATGCCCTTTTGTTTTTGTAGGTCAGAAAGTTCTTTTTGTTTGGCCTTGATTTGATCGTCAATTTGGCGTTGTTGTTGCTGACGTTGCAAAGTCATAGCGGCTGCTGTTTTTGCAGGGTCAGCCTGTGGAGTCATAGTTGCTGTTGACAGGGCCTGCTCCATGACAACTAGTTTTAAATAGGTGGGATTTTGCTCACTGTGATGGAACTCAGGAGTCCTGCGATGTTCAGCTATGACACCACGCACACGCTTGAGCATGCCCTGGGCTTGTTCGCGCGAAATGCCATCAAAATTCACACGATCACCAAAGTAACTTTCGAATACCTTAGCGGCTTGTTTTGTTGGGTTGGCCACGGCCAGTTCTTGCAGTTTCATCTTCAAATCCTCGTTGTTGCGAATATTTAGCCCAGTTCACACATTTGGTCAGTTGATTTTCCAGGTGTTTTTTGTGTATGATCTTGCTTTCCAGTTTGGTTAAAATAATTTCACGTAGTGCAGGATCTCGGCTGCGATCACCTATGCCAGCCCGTGTGGCTATGTCTGCGGTCAGCGCGGCCAACTTGTTGTCAGTGGTCAAGAGTTCTCGTGCTGTGTTGTAGGCTTGATTTTTGTCGGCTATGCACCAGCTCAATGCTGTTCTTGTGGTGGCAAACACACCCACATCTGTGGCACTACAAAACACTCTAAATCCTCGAGATTCCGGCTGGATCCTGTAGCGTCCAAAAACTTCGTACACACCGTCGTCATTTTGCCAGATCACATTGGGCATGAGATCTCGGAATTCCTGGCGGAATGCCCGTTCTACTTCGCGTTCGCTTGTCATTTCAATACGTAGTGGGTGACCAGATATATTACTGTAGCTGACAGGGCACCAATCAAGCCCACGCCCCAGCCGATGAGTTGATCTGTGCGTTTTTCGCTCATGCGTTGAACCATGTCATGCACTTCGCGAATCACATCAGAAAGACTGGAGATCTTGGCGTTTACATGATCCAGTCTGTTTTCCAAGGCATTGTAGCGTTCAGCACACAGTTCCACGTGTGCTTCCAGACTTTTCTTTTCGATGTCAGTGGGTTCAACCATGCTGTGTCTCCATCATGTATTTATAGCTACAGCGGCAAACCAGATATTCTGTCTCGGGCCAGTGGTCACTAGAAAAGGGTCTAGGTCGGGCTCGTTGTTGAGTTCTCCCAACATGGGCACACCTGCGGCATCTTGCCGTAGGATCATGGTGGCATCATCATCAGGACCAAAAGCACCAGCTGTGTCAGTTTCAAATTCAAACATCCAGCGTGTGCCGGTTTGGTCTGGCAACGGTAAAGTGATCTGCATGATTTGTGTGCGCAGGCTCAGGATCTGTTGCAGGGTCTCCCAGTTGCGCTGTTGGTTTCGACTGCGATTCCAAGTAACCTGGTCACGTATGACCTGTCCAGTTGCATCAGTGTAAGGAAGACGAGCGGTCTTGCAGTGGCCCGTGGTGCCTGTGGCTGTGATGTCAAACAGGGTCTGGCACGCAAATCTCATGAGTTTTTCCGACCCAGTTCATAGATAATTTCAACCTGTTCACACAAGCGATCAAGTTCAGCATTGTCTCGACGAGCCTGGAATATGTCTACCCAGCGTTTTTGTTGTTCTAGTTCTTTGAGTTCTTGTTGCAGATTGGGATCTTGCCAATGCAACTCTCGTTTGATGGTTCCGGGTTTTCTAGCATACACCGTGCGGCCGCCGTCGGGACTTTCAAATATAGTAACTTCGGTTATCTTGCTGACTTCCATGATGTATTTACTACAAAGCCCCTTGCGGGGCCTTGTTTATTGCTGACTCACAAACCTGTTAAGTTCTTCGGCCTTGCTGATCACATCCGTGGCGGATGGAAAATCAGGCAAGGTTGGAAACGGTTTGGGATCTCGCGGTGCAATTTCATTGTGATATGTTTCACGACTGGCGTGCCACTCTTGCATTTTGCTTTCGCGACTTTGATACACTGGCGTGCAGAGAATTTCGTTGGCCAGCTTGAGAAGTTCGAGACGGATCTCGTAGGGTGATTTGCTCATGGTATACTCCTTTCTGTGTGTATGTGTGTGTAACATAAGCGTAGCTGTTGCTACAAAAATATTTAGTATGCAAACAAATGGTCAACAAAAAACCCGCCGGAGCGGGTTTGGTGTGGTTACAAATTCAACTGATTATAGATCAGCCAAGTTTGTGAATGCAGCTGTGCCAGTGGCAGAGCTGATGCCGATTGTGCCGTTTGCAGATTGTGCAGCAGCCAAAGCTGTAGCAACGTTGGCAAATGCGCCAGTTGGGTATGTAGCGACTGCAAGAGTTGTACCTGTGGTAACTTGAGCGATAGCCACAGTGGTTGTTTGTTGCAGAGCTTGAAGAACGTTGGAAACGAACTCATTGACACCACCTTCAGCACCAATAGCAGCATTGGCTGTGAAGGTGTAGAAGTCTAACTTAGGACCAGCTGGGTTGAAAGGACCCTGTTGAGCGATGTTAGCTGATTGTGCAATTGAACCGTTCAATACGTCTAGGTTGAATACTGGCTGTGAACCGCCAGAAACTTTAGTGATAAATGCCATGATAAATCTCCTTAATATATGGCCTCATTGGGCCTACTTTTATTTATACCTTTTGGCGAAAATCAGGAGTTAGGTGACCAAATTAGGGTTGTTTAAGATGCGGTTTCCAGCACTGAATCCAAATCTGTTGACCAGCTTGGCACGTCCAGCGTCAGTGGCCAAGACCCAGCCTTCTTGTCCGGGCTGTTGGCGATCCAACTGCGCCAGCATGTCCATCTTGATTTCATGCAACAACAAAAACGCTGTGAATGCGGCTGTGATGCCCGACATGTTGCTTCTGGGACTCTGCAGGTATTCCACTATGTTGTTGTATTTTCTTGGTGTGACATTGGTCTGCAACCAGGCACCAAAGTCTGGCAGAAGATTTTCATAGTCTGTGGTTATACGGCTGTTGATGTAGCGTTTGCAAAGTGCCGGCAAGTCGCTGAGTTGTGCGGCTCTTAGCTCAGCGGGATTGAACAGGCCGTTGATGTCAGTGCCATGAGAACTGATCACTGCACGCAGTTGATCTACGAGTTTTTTGTTGGGTGTGACATTCTTGATGTCTTTGACCGTGGGCTCGATTATGAGCAGGCCCGGCACCGGATCTAGATTCACGCTTCTTATGGGTTCGGCTGCGGCGTCGGCAGTTTTGTATCGGGTATGCACAGCTATGCCCACTTCGCTGGCACCAATGGCCTGACCCAGTTTACTGGCGGCCGGAATACGATACTCCACAAAGTTGGGCTTGAATTCATAGTTGCCCGAAACTTCAGGTGGAGTTTCAGTATACAGCAGATCACCCTGCACATATCCTCGGAACTTTTCAGGTGTGGCAGCTTCCAGCATGGGCCATAGCTTGGCATAAATGCCAATCAAGTCTCCACGTTCTCCGCCACGTTGACTCATGATACCGGCCAGTTGTTGCATGCTGGTGGCACGTCCCTCATACCCCTTGGCGCCGAATCCGCTCTTGTCTGTGAGTACAAAACGACCTTGTTCGTCTCGGCCCCAGATAATGGCAGGTTTGCCATCCCATTTGACTGTGGTTGTTTTTCTAGTGTCTTCGGCGGCTGCACGTATGATGGCCATGGCTTCTTCAATGCCACGGGTGCCGCGATCAAACACCAGATCTTCGATGTGTGGTATTCTGGCTTCGGCTTCCATCAAGGTCTGCTCGATCAAAGGTTGCATGCCTTGTTTAACAATACGATCACGTAACTTGGCCAGGAAATTTACTTCTGTGTATCCGGTTACTGCGGGTGTTTCACTTTCCATAAATGGCAGGCCTTCACGCTTCATGTGTTCACGGAAGTCGGCCAACTTGGCTTCACGTTCAGGATCTGTGCTAAGGGCTTGCAGTATTGTTTCCACACTGGCAAGATCTTGCCGTGTGGCTGTCTTGTTCAGCAACAGTTTGGCCACGGCATCTGGATCATCTGTGATGATCTTGTTGGTTTCACGATCGGCAATGCCAGCTATCTGATTTAGTTTGTAGCCCAGGCTCTTGGCTATGCTGTTCATGAGCACGTTGCGTTCCTTGCCTTTGTATCGGCTATCTGTGGGCATGGCACCCAGCACAAACTTTGACCAAGGTACATTCTGCAGGAACATAAAGTCGGTTTGAACAAATCCACTGTTAGGACGACCGTTGATGGGTGTTTTAAAATGCACCGCGGTGCCTGATTTACGCACCCACTCCTCGGGTTTGAATCCTTGGCTCTGTGCCCAGCGTGTGAGCTGTGCTACCATTTGTTCTTTGCTGACCTCGGCAGTGTCTACGGCAATGTCTAGGTCGCCTGATGTATCCTTGATACCAGTTGATCCAAGAGTGTTGTTTTGTAGATCAAGTCCAGGAACCAGTTCTTCCAACCAGGCCAGGGTTGACTTTACATCAGTTTGATTGATTCGTTGAGTCAGGCTACGCCCATCCTCATCTTTGAATACATTGCCACCTTCAAAAATATTCATTGTACGTTAAATTTCAAAGACATCAAGAAAGCATCAATGCCAGGTTCGCCGGTGGATTTCAGTGTGGCATTGTTTTGAGTGAATCCTTGGCGCAATACTTTACCAAGTGCGTCTCTTGTGCCCGAAGGAGTCAGTTTGTCAATGGCCTGTTCCACTTGAGGCTTTAATAGCTCTGGATCATCTCCCGAGGCCGCCGATTGTTGGCTACCTGGTGTGGTAGTTGTTCCTGCCGATTGAGGACCGCCGGCCTGTGCTGGATTGTATTGTGACACAGAAGCAGCTAATGTTAATTTGTTCCAAAGATCTTTTTGTGCAGAAGCACTGTCGTTGGAAGGATCAACTATTTTTTTAATCAAGTCGTCAA